CCGCATCGGCGACGAGGCCATAGGCCTGGTTCATCGTGGCCTTGTCGGCATCGGCCTGCGCCGTGCGAACGTCGGCAAAGCGGGAGCGCACGGCGGAAACATAGATGTCCTCGAGGTCGCCGGCGTATTTGTCTCGGACGGTCTTGATGGCCTGCTCTTCGCTCATGCCCTTGACCGCCTGATCGGCGAAGGCTTGCGCGGTTTCCTTGGCGGTGCCGACCTGCACTTTGTGTTGCACCTCGGCCAAGGCGGTACCGGGGATCTCGTTCTTGTGCGCATCCAGATAGGCTTGCGCCTGTAATGGTTGGTTCTCGATGAGGCCTTGCAACACCTGGAGGTGGAGTTGCCCCATCTGATCCAGCCGGTTCTTTTCGGTAAGGTCCTTGTCCCAACCGTTCATCGCTCCGACGGAGCGGATCGTCTTGTCGATCGTGCTCTGCGCCTGAGCAACGTTGTCCGGGGTTGGCTTGGCCGCCGCGACGCCGATGGTGTTGCTGATCTGCGCATTGGCGCTGTCCACGACCGCTTGCTCGCGCTCTTTGTTCTCGTACTGCCCGGCATATTGCATCCCGGAAAGGCGCAGCGTCTGCGCCGATTGCAGGAACAATCGCTGAGCTCGGGGATCAAGGCCCTGAGAATATTTCTGGATGCTGTCGTCAAAAAATTTGGCGGTGTCGGCCGTCACGCCATAGGCATTGACGCCCTTGCGCTTGTCGATGTTCTGCTGGAACTGGAGGTAGTCCTGCTTCAGCGCGGTATCAGCCTGAAAGTATTGATCAGCGGCTTGTCGCGTTTCAATCTGTTGGGCGAGCTGATCGACCTGCTGGCCCAGCTGGCCCAGCTGTCCAAGATCGCGCGCTTGGACAGCACCAAAGGCAGCTGCTGGCGCGGCGATGTCCTGCCTTGCCATGCGCGGATTGATCGGCTCCAGTTGGACGCTTGCACCATCAACGCGGGGTACGGTTGCCATATCAGCCCAACCCGTTCGAATAGCGATACCACTTGTCGGCGACACTGACGGCCGAGGTCAGCAATGACGAGCCGCCGCTGAGTGCTGGGCTGTAGCCGCTGGAGGCGGCCATATACATGCGCGCATCGCCCTGCGCATTATTCGCTTGGTTCTGGTACCCCCAGACTTCATTGGCCGTGTTCTGCTTGGTGCGGTTGACGTCAACCTCGTTAAAGACATTGGTGTCTTCCAAGATGTTGAGGGCGCTGCCCTCGCCAAGATCAACGCCGCTCGCTGCCAGATTGGCGCGCTGCGTCCCCGACATCGCTGCATATTTGCGGTTGGTGTCGATGATCGATTGCTGGCCGCGCTTGGTCGCCTGGTCGGCTTCCATGTTGGCGATGTTCTGGTTGTTCTTCGCCATGCCGGCTTGAAACTTGGCCTGCGCCGCCGAAGCCTGGCTTTGCCGCACAGCGCTGACCACGCCCATGGCCGTGGACGCGATAGTAGCAACTGCGGTTGTCGCAGTAGCTGCAGTGGCCGCAGTAGCTGCGGACATGCCGGCGGCGACAAACAATGGCGCATATAGCATCCGGTATCGTGGGGGCATCGCTGGATGCGTCATTTCGTCCTCATTTCAAAACGGTGATGGGCCATCCCGAACGGCCCGTAAGGCTCCGCCGGATAGACCGTAAAGCCCATCCAACGCAGCCAACGGATTGCCAGTGCGTATCGCGCATCGACGTAGTTAGCGAGGCAGGTGAAGTCATCGCACATCTGTCGAAGAAACGGTTTGTAGTGACGCAAGAACGGTACCCAATGTCGCTCAACAAGAGTGCTCGACAGCAGCCAAGGAACGCCTTCGCCGCCAAGCAGCGACAGCGATCCAACGCCAAACACGCAGACGGGAACACCATCGACGAACCAGCTCCAGGCGTAGAGCGAAGACGCTATGGACAGTTTCAAACCGGTTAGCGGGTCGCAGGCGCCGGCCGCCCATACTTCTTCAATGTCGTTTGGCCGCATGATTGGTGCCATAGCCCGGGCGTGCCAAAGCTTCGCCGGCACGACATGGTATTTCTGGCAAACACGCTCAGTTAGTTGTGGCAATTTCCACCTCCAACGTCACCGAGACGATCGTCACCGGGAGCGGATCGGACTGGCGGATCCAGATCTGCCCGTCATCGTTCCAGCTTGGGTTTAGCAGGATCTCGCACACCCCTGTCTTGAGCGCTGGCGGAGAGCCATAAGGCTCTGTCGTGCGCTGCTTATAGAGCGTCAAGTTGCTGAGGTTCGGACCGGCGGCGATGCCGCTGGAGCGATCAACCCGGATGTAGGCCCGGTTGACGTTCTTCTGCTGGCCCTGGCCAAGCGCCTGCGCGCCCTCAATAACCAGGGGGAGGATCTGCAGGTCACAGGTCATCGGCAGACCGACATAAACCCGGCTGGCTGGCTGCTGGAGCGTGACGGTACCATTGGTCACAACCTTCTGAGGTTGCACCGCGCCATCGGCCAGGATCGAAACGGTTTGGCCTTCAAGATGCCAGAGGTTGCTGATAGTGGCCGCCGGAGTGCCGTTATAGATGGCGCCGCAGTCAACGCAAAAAGCATCGGCAACCGTCGTGATCTCGCGGCTTGCCATACGCTCAATCGTGCGCACCGTGCGACCGTTGATGGTCCGCCGCACCACGCAATAGAGAACGTCCTCGTTGTTCTCGCTGACGACGGCCACGCTCTCAAAGAAGCCGTTCGTGGTGTCGTGGTGGTGCCAGGCGATTACCTTGTGTTCGGGGACGTAGGTAAGGCCGAGCAGCACGCCATCATCGCGCACGAGCCAGGCCACCTGGAGTGGCGCCAGCGAATAGGCCATATCGACGATCGTATGCCCTCGGAATAGATGCGGCGCCATGATCGAGATATCCTCGGCCGCATAGGCGTTGGTTTCCCAGGCATAGGAGAGCTCGCGGACATGCGAGCCGCGCCCTTGAACGAACAGGCACGACTTGCTGGTCACGACCGGGCGCACCGAGGAGCAACCGACATAAGATTGCGGGCGGACCGCGAAGCTGCTCGGCGTCAAGGCATCGCCATTGCGGGTCTGTAGACGCCACTCGGCGCCTGCCGTCAGATACATGAGATCGGCCAGGGCGACGATGTGTTGAATACGGTCCTGCTGGCCCGACACGATGCGGAAGGTGATGGCATCATCATCCTGTGTCGGCAGCGAGGATGTCATATTGGACTCGGTACCCGGCCGCGATACCCAGCCGTTTTGCGGTCGGTTGTTGGTGCCGCCGAAAATCCGCCGCTGTTCGAAATAGCCGACGGCGCTCGGGTAATCGCCAGCCCCGGGGAAGGGGTTTGCCGTTGACGGATCGGGAGGCGTGCGGAGCACGTCAGCCGCGATGTTGTCATCATCGAAGCTGGTATTGGCGGTTTGGCCGATGTAGCCATAGAGGCCGTTGCGCAGCTTATAGATCGAATAGCGCTGCGCCCCCGCGACGGCGGTCCAGGCAACCGTGTTCTTATTGCCGTTGGTCGATAGCGTGTTGGTGCAGGTCGCAACCGAGCTGGCGTAGCTTTCCTCGGTACCGCCTGGCGTCGAGGCCGTGACGACGTAGGAATAGCTGGTGGTACCGCTGCCTGTAGGAGTCGCAGTCGGAGTGGTCGGCGCGGCGATCGACGGCGCAAAGGTGATGGCTGTCAGCGTCCAGTTTGCCGCCCCCAGGCGCTTCAACTCGCGTGCCGGATAGCTCGGATGCACCAGTGTGAGGACGTCCGACGATTGGGTGTATTTGATGGTGAACAGATCGCCTTCGGCATAGTCGGTCGTCAGCGTGTAGACGCGCGCCACCGTGCCGCTGCCGGTATAGGCCGGTAGCCCGGTCGTATTGATGTTGCTGCCGTCCAGGCCCTGCAGGGTGAACGTGTTGGCGGTGACGCCCGCCACTCGGTAGAAGCGGCCATTGATCGAGGTCATGCCAAGCGCATTGGCGACGAAGACAATGTCGCCATTCGCAAAGCCGTGCGCGGTGATGCCGAAAACACCCGGCGATGCCTGCGTGATGGTGGCTATCGCCTTGGCTGCCTCCAGGAGCGTCGCGCCGTTGGTGTGGAACCGAATGTAATTGTGCCCGAGCTCAATGACATAGGTTTGCTGATTGTTGTAGCTGAACGAGATGTTGCGCACTTTGCGGGTGCTGTCGCGGGCCTCGTTCACGTAAAGCAACCCGCCGCGGCTCTGGGCCGGGCCGTGCGGCAGGGAGACGAAATTACGGCTGACCGCCGCGCCGGTGACATACTTGTCGAGATCCAGCCGCCCGAGCATCTCGGGGGCGATCTCGCCACCAGCGAAGGATCGTTGAAGGGTGTGGACGATCGGCATCAGCGGGCCGCGAGATGAGACGGTTGCCGACGCTCGGGGCTGTCGTTGCCGACATTCCCGTTGCTGGTGGTGGCGTCGCCAAGCGCCCGGTTGAACAGGCTGTTGAGCGTCTGCCGGATGGTGGGATCAGCCGCCTTGCGCAAGGGGCCGACCAGATCCATCGCCAGCCGGATCGCGAGAGCCTTGTTGAACAGTGGCGAGAATTTAGTCGTGTTGGTGATGCGCTTGGTGGTGATCAGTTCGCTGATCGGTTCGTGCGAATATATGTTGTCGCCTTCCCGCATGAAGACGATGCTGTCAAGCGTATCGTCGGTGGCCCCTTCGGGCAAAGCAAAGCGAACCTTGATCGTGTCAGCAGGGAGCGCATAGGCGTAAGCCCAGGCCGAAGCGGCGCTATCTAGCTGCGCCAGCCCAGTCTCGCGGACCTTGGCAAAGTCCCATTCGAAAATCTCGAGCAGCTCATCGCGCGCCGCCGGGTAGAACCGGGCGCAGTGCATGGCTTGCACCGACCCGTCGGGCGGGTTGATCGAATTCACCGTCGCGGTGTCACCAAGATGCGACAAGGCGAGATTGCAGATGTCGACTTCGGTGGCCATGGGCAGATCCTAGAAAGCGGGCCGCGCAAGGCGGCCCGATCAGTCCACAGGGAGGAGAGAAACCGCAGTACCGTCAGGCGATGTCGCTGGTATCGTCGCCAGCCGGTGCGGCTTTCTTCTTTTTGCCGCCGACTTTCTCGACCCAATCAGGGAGCGTCGCATTGTCGTCGACATCGAATTCCTGCCCCGGTTCCCGCAGGGTGTCCCAGAAGCCGAGCTCTTTTGCCACTACGCGCATATTGGTGATCCTCAGTTAAGCGGAGGCGGGCGGCGCCGAAGCGCCACCCGTCAACCAGCAGGTTACGAAACGGTGAAGCCAGCGCCGCTCTGGATCGGCGCGAGCTGCGGATCCTTCACGAGGAAGGACGAAACCGCGCCGCCAGTGAGCGCTGCGCCCGCAACGCGGTAGCAGACCCGCAGGTAGCGTTTGACCGGGGTCGGAAGGCGCACGACGAACGGCGTCTTGCCGGCGCCAACAGCTGCGGCGTTGTAGGCAAAGACCGGAGACGCAACCAGATCGGTCCAGGTTGCGTTGTCGGTCGATGACTGCACCACGAACTGGATGGTGGCTGCACCGCCAGAGGTGAAGGCGGTATTGACGAGAAAAGCGACGTTCAATTCCTCGCCGATACCGTCGTCCTGCACGCCGCCGGTGTCGAAAGTGTTGGTCGGCGCGTTGTCGCTGACGGTGAAAGCCGCCGTTGACTGCGCGTAGGAGAAGACTTCTTGGCTGTCCAAAATCATGAGCTTTATTCCTTCTGCCAGAGGGCAAGGTGACTAAGCAGCGCAAGCGCTGCTTAAGGCACGTTGGCCTCGGTATTGAGGATGGCGTCAACCAGACGGATGGGCACGCCGAGGAAGTTGACCTCGAACTGCTTAGCGCCTTCCGACAGCGACAGAGCGTTGGTGCTCTTGTTCATCGCCTGGATCATCAGCATCTGGCGCACGGTGCGGTTCACGTAGAACACACCCTTGCCCATGCTTTGGTTCGGCAGACGGTTGATCGCCTTGATCATCGCTTCGATAATCTTGACCGAGGCACCAGCGGTATCCGCGACCAACGCCGCTGCGTCGATGTTGGCGACACGAACGACATAGCGCCAATCGCGGAGCGAAATGCCACACTTCCACTGCCAGCGATCCGCAAACGCGCGATAACGCGCCGGCGGGGTCGAGGTGTCGAAGGCGTCGATTTCGCCAAGATCCTGGTGGATCAAGCCGGCCTCGGAGCCATTCGGGTAGATGCCGTGGCAGGTGTTCTGGTCCCAGACCACCAACCAGATCGACGTGTTCGCATTCGCGGAGCCGCCCATCTTGATGATGTTCTGACCGTTGAGCGCGGTGCTGTCGGAGTAGCGCGGTGCCAGACCCGTGAAGCGTTCCGGGTTCACCGAGGTACTGCCGTAGAACAGCGTCTGCGCCATCGCCTGGTTCATGCCTTCGACGAAGGCCAAGCCCTCGCTCAGGCGGAACTGCGTGGTGTTGCCGTTGAGCAGTGCCAAGTCCTTGTCGACTTCCGACCGCG